CACAATGTCTTGGACTTGTTCATTTGTGAGAGTTGCCGTTATATATCCAGCCCCATTTGTTATTGCGTTGTTATTAAGAGAAATATTTGCTGATCCATCAAATGCAACTCCAGCTATCGTTTTTGTTGCTGCAAGTTTTGTTGCAGTTGCAGCGTTTCCAGTACAAGATCCTGACGAGCCAGAAGCATTGCCAGTTACGTTTCCTGTTAACGCACCAGCAAATCCTGTAGCTGTTAAAAGTCCAGTACTTGGGTTGTAATTTAATCCTGTATCAGTGCTTACTCCTAAATCACCTGTTGCTGTAGCACCATTTCCAGCAAATAATGGATAAACTGTGGCTGCTAGAGTGTTGTTTGCTGAAATTGTTAAATTTGTTGCAATAGCGGCTGTTCCTGTTGTGTCTTGGTTTAGTGTTGCTACTCTTGCTGCTGCTACTGTTCCAGAAGTTATATTAGAACCACTTAAAGATGTTAAATCTACAGCAGCCCAACTAAGATTTCCAGAGGCATCAGTTTTTAAAAATTGACCATTTACAATATTATCTGGAAAAGTAAGTGTATAACTTGCACCAGCACTATGAGCAGGGGATTTAAGTTTAATTCCATGACTTTGTGCAGAACAATTTAATTGAAGCGTTCCATCATTACCGCCAGCACCTCTAACTTCAACAACTCCTGATCCATTAGGTTCAATTTTTACATTACCATTACTGGTTGCAGTGGTTATTTTACTTGATTGAACATCTAAATCTCCTCCAAGTTGAGGTGAAGTATCACTAACAATATCTGCTAAGTACCCTGCACCATTTGTAATAGCATTATTGTTTAGAGATATGTTTGCTGAACCATCAAAACTAACTCCTGCAATAGTTCTTGCTGTTGTTAAAGTATCAGCCGATCCAGCGACTACACCAACAGCAGATCCACCATCATTTTTACTAAATAATTTACAATTACTGGTTCGTATTGCTATTTCACCGACAGAAAGATCACTAGCACTTGGATCACTACTGCTTGCTCTTTTTAATTTAATTGTGTTTGCCATTGGTACTACCTCCTAATAATTAATTTTTTAGTAGCTCCCTCCATCTATATCTAAACCCGAAACACTTCCATTTTCTAAAAATGTAACTAAATCAGTAAAGGCAACTTGTTTCATTGTGCCATTGTCGTTGACTATTATGCGATCTGCTGCTGCTAAAGTAGTCGATGTTGCTGATGTCGCCCCATCTAATAAATTTAGTTCAGCAGTTGTTGACGTAACACCATCAAGAATATTTAATTCTGTTGCTGTTGACGTAACACCGTCAAGAATATTTAATTCAGCAGTAGTTACAGTTGCTCCATCTAATATTTGTATTTCTGCCTCTGTTAAGGCAGCAAGTGCAGCAGATCCACCTGATTGACAACCTGATAAATTATCTAAATCAGCATCATAGGCTTGAACAGCACTTCCTATTGCAACTCCAAGACTTGCTCTAGCAGTAGCTCCAGATTCAAGAACAAAATTAGATCCGTTACCAACAATAAAATTACTATCCGTTGGAGACAAACCAGCTATATCAGTTAATTGTGCGTCAAAAGCCTGTACATTTGTTCCAATCGCTAATCCTAATGCAGTTCTAGCTGCTGAAGCTGAAGTTGCTCCTGTACCTCCATCTCCAACTGCAAGAGTACCTGTTATAGAACTAGCAGCAAGATCAA